CGCGCCGCGCCCTGACCGATGAAGCCGCCAAGCTCGCCGAAGATGCGGCTTGGACTATGCATGCCAAGCCGTTCTTTGAACCACGTGACGGTACTGTTGGCCACCTCGGTGATCGCGTCTTTCACGGCCCCCAGTTGACTCTTGATACCGTTGGCCAACCCCAACATCACATTCACACCAAATTGAGAAAATTTCTTCGGTAAATCGATGCCGAACCATTGCAGCACGGCCGCGAACGCCTGATAAAACAAGCCAATGGGCGACCCGTCGATGAACCACGTGCCGATTTCCATAAGGCCGCCGTTGCATGCCCAACGCAGGAGAGCGCCAAGCTCGCGAAGCTTGTCCTGGAACCATTCGACCGTCCTGTTGGCGACCTCGGTGATTGTCTCCTTAACGGCGGCAAGTTGGCTTCGGATACCAGTTACCCACTGCGACATCAGCTTTGCGCCGAACTTCCAGAATGTTGCCGGCAGGTCGGAATCGAACCATTGCAGTACCGCTGTGAACGCCTGTTTAAACAGGGGTAGCGGCGAGCACTGACCGATCCGTGCGGTGAGGTTAGATAGGGCGCCGTCGAATGTTTGCTGAACCCGCTTCCACAAGCCGCTAAAAAAGCCTTGAATGGGTCCCCAATACCGATAAATTTGGAAGGCAGCGAACGCAATGGCAGTGATTGCCAAGCCGATTGGATTCGCCAGCAGCACGCGACCGACGAGCATGATGCCGTGTCCCAGAAGCCGCCACGCTTTGAGCAACGTGCCGAGTAGGCGTGACAGGGTGCCGCCTTGTAGTCCGAGCGTCGCGAGGCTGTATTTGACGATGGCTAACGGCGCAAGTATGCCGGCGAGCGCGACGCTCAACGTGCTGATGGCGGCCAGTATCGCGGCGACGCCGGCAAGCGCTTGAACGACCACCTTGCTTTGCGCTGGGTGCTCGCGCATGAAGGTTAGCCACTTCTCAGTCAACGCAGTGGTGTACGCCAGTGCCTCGTTGTACATCGGTAAAATGTGCTGCCCGGTTTCATGCATCAGATCGCGCAACTGGGCGAGCGCGGCCACCTCGCGGCCTCTTGTAATCTGTAGTGCGTTGGTATGCAGCGCGTCGATCCCGTCTATGCCCACGCCTAACTGCGCATTGTGGTGGATCGCCGTACGCAGTCTGTACAGGGTCGAGAAGAATTCTGCGGCGGCACGATCGGGCAGAATCGTCGGAATGACGTTCTTGATCTTGTCAGGGTCCGTGATACCGTGGGCCCGCAGCTTCGGTAACAGCACTTGTTCAAGCCATTCAAACGGCGACGCTTTAAGGATCTCGCTGCCGGCCAGCGCATCGGGCTGGAACGCTTTGATCGCGCCAAGCTTCGTGTACTCGATCTTCTTTGGGTTAAGTAGGCCGAGCGCAATCATCTGCTTGGCGGCCGCCAGCGTGGTCTTACCCTCGTAGAGATGGTTGTATGCGGCCGTCAGTCCGGCGCCGGCCGCGTGGCCATGCATGGCGTCAATCAGCGGCTCCATTTGAAAGAAGAATGCGTCGTCGCGCAACTGCTTGGCCGCGGCACCGCCGGCTTGTATAAACGCGCGCCACTGGTCAACGCCAACCCGGGCTTGGGTTGCGGTGAGCATCTGCCGCATCGTGCTCGCCTCACGCTCAAAGGTCGAGATGTGCCGCATGCCGCCGCGCTGCTGAATGATCGGCAGCATGGTCATGAAAGTTTGTGTGTTCGCGCACGCGTCGTCGGCGTCAAACATGACTTCGTTCAAAAACTTCACTTTTGCCAGGGCCGGCAGAGCCATTTGGACATCATGCTCGTTGCCAAGAATCGGCAGCGCTTTGCGCATCATCGTCAAGCGTTCGCTGATCGAAACGCCCACCGTCTTCATTTCACGGGCGAATGTCATCGCGTTTGCGTTGACAGGCTGGCCTGCGCCGAGGACATCAATGCGCATGGCCTCGCGCTCAGCGTGTATCGCTTCGCTGAGCCAATGACGGGCGCGACCCAACTTGAGGCGCAGATAATCGATAGGGTCCTCGTCCGCGCGCCAACGGGCAGATCCATCGAGCATCCTGCCTGTATCATGCCGATGCCGGCGGACCTCGGCGAGGCGCTTCTTGCGTGCATTGAGCGCATCAAGCTTGCTGAGCTGCTGGTTCATTGACGCGGTGGTTGACGCAATACTCGCGCGCAACGTGCGTTCGTGGTGCACGAGCTGGCGGGTGTTCACGCCTGCGTGCGCCAGCTGGCTGCGCAACGCCTGCACGCGCGCGACTTGCGCGTCATGCACGGTCGCCAGCTGCGCGGCGCTGCGCTTGGCTTGATGAAACTCGGCCAACATCTGGCGCGACGGCGGTCCGCCCGCGCGCAGCGCAGCGGCGAGCGCCGTGACGCGCGCGCGGGTGACATCAAGCTGCGACGCGGTAGCGGCCAACGCGCCACGCAACGCGCGAAACTGGGCAATGTACTGTTGCGTTTTGCCCATCTCGGCCAACGCGCGCCGCGTGTCGTTGAGCGAGCGCGCCACGCCGCGGCGACCGGTGAGCGCAGCTTTGAGCGGCCGGGTAAACTTCTCAACCATGTCAGCCATCACACGCAGGTTTTGGGTAGGGTCCATCGCTATTCGCTCGTGCTGCGTTGGCGCGCTCGCTCACGCCAGTCCATCAATTCCGTGATGCTAAAGTCCTGCATCGTTGCCGGCGTCCAGCCAAACACCGTGGCAATGTCGGCCATCGGGTCTTCTACGCGCTCGGGGAGTCCAGTTTCGATTTGACGGCCTTCGGCATCAAAAAACTCGCAAAAATGCCTCCTAGCATGATGAGGTCCGCTGGATCGAGGTTGGCCACATCGTGCTCGGTGAGCGTCGGTGAGCTAATACGGGGGAGCACCTTTTGCAGCGCGGTCACCTCTAGATTGATCAGATCGGACAGTGATGCGCCGCGCAATTCGCCAACAGTCGGCTTGCGCAACGTGATCGCGTCAAGGGTCTGGTTGCCGCGTACCAGTGGGGTATCTAACGTATGCGTGTTCGATTGGGTGGAATCGTTGCGCAGTGTGTCCTGAATGGGAGCTGCGCTGCATTCATGATTCGATGTGGGCAGTGTGTCCTGATTCGGAGCTGCGCTGCGTTCGTTATCCGATGTGGGGGCGTGTTTCACGTGGGACTCCGTGTGCTGCGTCAAGAGGGAATGGGGCCCGCTTTCGATCCACGCGCGGGCCAAGCGCGTTACAGGCCCACTGCCATGCGCAGCGGCGCGAGCAGATTACTGCCGTTGATGTTTTCCATCATGTTGATGAGGTCGATTTCGATGATGTCTTCACCATTGATCGACAATTTGTAATAGCTCGCGACGGTGGTGACCTTGAACGCGGTGTCTTCCTTCGCCTTCGCCGTGCCGAGATCGATTTCCGAATGGCGACCGCGTATCACGATCTCGATCGCATCGACGCTTGGCGTGTCTTCGGCTTGATAGCCGCCGGCAAAGCGTAGCAACACGCCGTCGTGTTGCATGATGCCGTATTGAGCGAGGACGTCACGCATCAAGCCGCCGCAGGTCCATTCGATCTGAATGGGTTCTTGCCCAAAGTCGATCTTGATCGGCCCGCTCATGCCGCCGCCCTGGTAGTCCTCCATTTTGCGGGTGAGCTTGGGTAGCGTGACTTCCGCGACTTGGCCGGCGAAATTCGTGCCGTTGTGAAATAAGTTAAATCCTTTCAGTTTGCGAGGCATGCTCATGATGGGGGACTCCTTTTAGGCGACCACGCGCGACGCGAAGTCGGCAAGATAACGATCGGTGATACGTTGGCGCAGTGTCAGGTTTTCGATGGGCGGAACCGGCGTGTAGTCGTAATCGATGGCCAGCTTGCCCGCCTTCATCGTTTCTGGCGTGTTCACGGTTTCGTCGTACCAAGCCGAGCCGCCAAGCAGATAGCCGTGCGCAATCAGTTCACGAAATTTCGCGTTGATGCCCTCAATCACGTCACGCACGAGCGAAGGATGCAGCGGCTTGTCGACGTACAGCAGATGCGCATCGGCCATCGTATCGGCCAGCACCTGCGACGTGCGCGTGTAGTGTTCGAACGCGAACAGCGGATCATCGGAACAGGTGCGCGATCCCCAAAACCGGTAGCCGGTCTGGTTGATCAACGTGGTCACTTGTTGCTCGTTTAAGTAACCGGCGTCCGTGGCGGGGTCCTGCAGATCCCAGAACACATCGCGGCTAATGCCTGTCACGCCGTTGATGCCGACGTTGGACAGGGTTTTATGCCAGCCGACGGATTCGTCGATTTTGGCGCGTAGCCCAAGCGCCACGGCACTCGCCGCGAGCGTGTCCGGCGCATTCGTGGTCGAGTCCCACGCGAGAAAATCCGGCCAAAGCACCATCATTTCACGCTGGCTGAACCGCCTGCGATACGCGGTGGCGTCTTCTTTGGTCTGCGCGCCGTGGGTGCCGACGTACGCGAATCCGCGCAGCTTTTGCGCCAGGGTGCCCAGTGCGGTGGCGACCGCCTGGGTATCCAAGCCCGGTGCGCCGAGAATGCGCGGCTTGACGCCGAATTTCGCTTGCGCGGCAAGCAGCGCCTGCATGCCGGTGTACTGGCCGGCTGCGTTGACGCCGCCAATCACATGGGTTTGCGTTTCGTCGTCGTCCTCGCCTTCAGCAACGCGTACGACAACCGTGACCGGTTGGCTTTGCGCGGCGATCGCCTCGAGCGTGCGCGCGAGTGTGCCTTGCGTACCGGCTTGGCCGGCGGCTTGTTGTACGTTGGTCACGAGCACGGGGGTGTCGAGCGGAAACGCGTTCGGGTCGGCATCCGGTGCGGTGGCCACTAGGCCGACAACAGCGGTGGATACGGTGCGGATGGGGCGGGTGCCTGCGTTGATTTCAAGCACGCGTACGCCGTGGTGGTAGTCCTGCGGCATGTCAAATACTCCTGGGGGCAAGTTATGGGTTAAAGGAGCCTAGGGGGCAAGTTATGGATTAAGAGTGGTCGGTTATTCGCTGTCGGAGACATCGGGCGTGGAGGCGTTGTCCGTATCGAGCCCAGGCACCAGCTCGTCGTTGAGCGACGCGTCATCGGCGTGTTGCACGGCGTAGTGTGACGCGCGATGTGCTTTTTGCTCGTGCACCTGCGAGAGCACGCGCTCCGATAGCGCTTTGGTGACAATGGCCTGTTCATCCGGGGGCGCCGGCCATTGGACGTGGGCCGGAAAGTCGGTGGTATTTACGACGCGTACAAGTTCCATCTGGTAATGGCTCCATGCCTTAAAGAGCGCCACCTGCTCGTCGGATAGCAAGCCCGCTGCATACGCATCGGCTTTGCCCGCGTTGGCTGCCTGCGCTTCGCTCATGCGCCGGTCGAATTCGCGCATTGCCGCGTCGCGCTCGCGCTGTGCGACGATGCGAGGATCGATCTGCCAGCCGTCGTCTGTCCACACGTATTCGTCACCGGGGCGTGGGATGGACGTCAGTCCCGCATCGTCGGCGGTAATGCCGGGGGCAAGGATTTCCGCCGCCGCGCCATTGACTTTGCGGAACAAGCGCTGGCCGCGAAAGTCGGGCAGCAGCACCCATGCACCGTCGCGGAAAAATGGCCATTGATTGCGCTGGCGCTCGGGCAGGGGCACGTCGGTGCAGCAAGACGGGATGAGCCAACGGGTTGGATTGATCGGGTCCGGGTCAGCGAGGCGGCTGCTGACGTATTGGCCGGTTTGGTGGTTGTATTGGTGGATCAGCATAGGGGGTGACCTTTATTGCAATTAGTAGGCGCGGATCATCGCGAGCAGGGCGATGTTGCATGGGCGTGCTTCTGTGCCGCCATCCTCATTGATTACGAGCTGGTGGCTGTGTGCACCGGCACCATCATTCATGCTGACGTTGTGATGGTGCTGACCGTCGCCATGAATGCCGTGAATGTGATTGCCCGTATGGTTCGTGTAGTAGCGTCTTCCGGTGGCAAAATCGCTAATAGCCATTGGAAACGTGGAGCCCAATGTCGACCCTGTATAGTCATTGCCCAAATCATGGTGGTGCGCGCCGGCCCACTGCGTCGTGCCGCCATGCTCATGCCACCCTTGCGCATCCGTCCACGCGATGTGCACATGCCCACCTTCGACCGACGACGACGCGGCGTGCGCATGCGCGCGGTTCTGACTGTCCTGCCACGTGCCGATGCCGCGGCCTGGATCAACGCCGCGCCCGTCATCCCAAAAGCGCAGGTGCTCGCCGCGCACCTCGGGAATACGAAACGTCGTCTCGCCGTCACCGGTCGAGAAACACCCGGGGTTATCGGGCCATTCGTCTTCGGACACGAGCGCGCCACAGCTCTGCGCATAGGTCCACAGTTGCGGATAATCGTCCCGCTGGATCAACACACCCGCCAGTTTTAGGCAGCCGGCCCGCACGGTGGTGCGCGCTTCGATGATGATTTGACCAATGGTCGCCTCGCTGATCGCGTTGGCGACAAACTGCGTCGTGGCGAGTTTGTGCGACACGTCGCCCGTTGGCGGCGTGGCCGCCGTTGCGATGCCGGCCACCTGTAACGAGCTCGCCCCATCGTCGTTGGCGTCTTGGCCGATCAGCACGCGCCCGCCGTCCGTGGCCAGCGCCACCGTCGAGATGTCGAGGCCGGTGCGGGTGACGACTAGCCAGCGGTTCACGTCGGTGCATTCGTCGTTCACTGTCCGGCATTCGAAGGCGTGAGCGTCGGTTACGATGTCCCACAGCTTTTGGTGGGTTGGCGCCTGGGCATACTTGAAAGTGATGTCGCCCCCTGTGTTCGTGCCAAGCACCACGCCGGTGGCTGCTGCGCGTAACGACGCAGCCTCTAAGGCGCCGCAGAATGCACCGATGCCACTTACCACGACGTCCGAGCCATCATCCAGCACTCGGCGCCAAGGGCTCCATGTCCGGTCGTAGCGCACACGCGTATAGCTGATGCCACTGTTGAAGACCGTGTAGGTCTGGTAGACCGTCCAGTAGAGCGCATAGACTTGTAGTTTGCCGGCGAACGCAACTGGGTAGTTCAACTCGACGCTCGCACCCCTGGTGTAGGGCTGCAGGTAGATACCCGTTGACGTGACGGTGTTCAGATCGACGTTCTGCTCCAGCGCGTCACGCAGCGGCAACGCATGGCGGAGCACCCATTCACGCGGGGCATACCGCGCGTTCGCCGTGCGCGGCGTTACGGCGCGCGCGTCGTCTTCGCCCGCATCGACTTCGGCTTGCGTCGCTAGCTCGACCACGCCTTGGTGCTCGGTGCTAGCCGGAGGATTCGTAAACGACGCGGGGCCCAATCCGAGCGCGCCGGCGTCGATCGTCGTGAACTGGATATCGGTCGAGAGCAGCAGCGTCGCGGCCGGCGACTTCTCCATGATCGGCCCGTCACCCGCCGGCTGGCTGTAGTACGCGGCGAGCGTGCCGTCTTCCAGATACAACCCGAACCCGTACAGCGCGTACTGGTCGGGCGAGTTGTCTTGCATCGTGATGTGGATTGTGGCTGCGTCAACGTGCTGGCCGCCAAACGTGTCGATGCGTTTGAGTTCGTGCGGCAGTTGCTTAAGCGCGGCGCCGGAGGCGTCGAACGCGGCGGTGCACAGACCGATGTGCGTGACCGTGTGTGCGACGGTGCCCTGATGGTTGCCGCTCACGAGCGCGGCCCGGAAAGCATCAGATACGGTAATCGGGGTGCCTGCCATCGTTAGTTATCACAAAGAGAAAGACGCCGGTACAGTCCAAGGTGGGTGGCCGCGCGCAAGCCGACTGAGCCTGTGCGCACCGTGTGCTGCGTAATGGTGTAGTGCGCGCTGCCGCGCTTGACACAATCCACTTCAGCGATGATGTCGGCTACGTACTGTGCCGTGCAGGGGAGGTCGCCACGCTCGCCCACGGTCATGACAATCTCGAACGTGCCGGGCTTGCCCCGCGGTGTCTGCTCGAACCATTCACGCATCGTGACATGGGCGCCAAACGACGCGCATACTTGCCGCACCGCTTCGGCCGTGCCCTTGTGGCGAGCAATGTGAATCGCAGCGCGCACGCGCGCGCGTTTGACCGATTCGGGCCAGTAGTCCTTCCATGTGTCAACGCCCAAGTGCCAAGCCAGCCAGGGCAGCAGCGTGAGCGGCACCGTATCGGCGTTCATCAGCGTGCCCAGCGGTACCGCGATGTCCGAGATGCGCGCATTCGTTGTGGCAAGACGCCGCTCAAGTCGCGTCGCGTTAGGTGGCAGCAGCTCACTCATTGGCCACCCCACCGTCGATGAGCTCGATGCCGGTGCAATAGGCGGCTTCATCGCGGGCCACTGGTACGCCGTCAGCAGGGGTGTCGAGCAATACCTTTTGGACGCCGGCCACCCGCATCGACGCATACAACCCGTCTTTCGTGACCTCTCGGCCGATGCGATGCATTTCACGCGCGAATTGCGTGGTGCACCGATTCGCTTCAGCCAGCGCCACCGCGCGGTCCGGTCCGCTGAAAAACTTCAGCGTGGCACGAATCGTGTAGGAGACAATCTTGGCGCTGCGCACGATTACTTCGTCCGTTTGCGGGCGCTTCTTCTCGAGCGCTTCGCGCACGACGGTAAGTAGCTCATCGCTGGCCGTGCCGTCGCCTTCGCGGGATAGGATCGTGACAACCATCACGCACGGCGATGGGCTGTACGCATCGGCCGATAGCACGCGGCCATCGGCCGAGCGCGCGTGGAAAACGTACGCATCAAGCGGGCCGGCGACCGAGAAGCCGCGCGGCGCGAGCTGGATACGCTCGCGGTAATCGTCGCAGTCCTCATACACCGGATCGCGTCTAGTTTCCGGGTCACCAGCGCAAATGAGCAGCCGCTTGACATCGAACAGTGCGCCTAGGTGGTCCAACGTGGCACCGCTCGCATACGCGAGCAGCAGCGCGCGCGCCGCATCGTTCACGCGCTGGCGCAGCACCAATTCCCGGTACGCGCTTTCCTGCAAAAGCTTGACCATCGGCTCGGACTCGAGTGCGAGCGTTGCAGCAATGTCGGCCTGCTCTTCAAGCGGGTACAGTGCGATCAGCTGCGCCTTGCGTTGCGCGAGCAGCGTCTCGTAATCGAGTGGCTCGATCACATCGGGCGCGGGCAGCTGCGACAGGTCGATCGGTGTGGTGCTCATGCGCGGCTTCCCGAACCCGAAGCGGACATCGGCACACGCACACTGAACGCTTCGTCGGTCTCGGCCGTCATGCCTTCGATATCGACCGTTTGCATGCCGGCTCGCCTCTCGGCGGGCTCGCTGCTCAGCTGCACACGCGTGAGAATCAGTCGTGGTTCCCAACGCATCAGCGCGGTGGCAATGGCCGCATACAGCCGTGTGCGCGTCGTGCCATTGTTGGGCGCGTCAACGTGTTCTAGCATGTCGGAGCCGAACGTACGGCGCTGAATGCACGTGCCCAGCGGCGTGGTGATGATGCGCGCAATCGACTGGTGCAAATGCGCCAAGCCGGTAACGGTGCGGCCCGTGGTCGCGTGCATACCTTTCATTGCGGTGTGCTCACCAGTTGCCCGTCGCCCTGATCGCGGTGCGTGTGGCGTGGCAGGCTCACGCCTTGTGACGTAACGTCGCCGGTAAAGTGAGCCTGTCCATCAATGGTCATCGTTGCGCCGGCTCCGCTGTCTTGGCCGCTACGTCCAGTCATACCCGATTCGAACGCAAATGGGCCTTGGACGAGCAGGGCGCCTGTGCAGGTGGTTTGCTCGGCGTCGAGCGTGATGCGGTTGGCGACGATCGCGGCCTCGTCGGTGCGCACTGTTACGCAAGCGGGCGACACGATTTGCACGCAAGCGCTGTCAGGCAACGTGGCGCTCAATGTGTGGCTCGCATGGTCGTACGTGAGCTGTGCGCCATCCGGATACACGCGCGTGTGTACGGCCGGATCGCGCGACGGCGTGTCGATGATGTCGGAGAACAGCCCGCGCAGCGCGACGCCTTGCGCCGGGTCGCCCATCGGGCACAGCAGCAGCACTTGCTCGCCCTCGGCCGGCGGCAGCCACTCGCGCGTGGTGCCGGCCGCGAGCGTCATCCACGGGATCCAGTTGGTCTGCAAGCCTGCGTCCTGCGCATCGGTCGCGTCACCGACCGCGACACGGCAGGTCGGCGGGCAGCTCGCGCAATTGACGTCCAGCACCACGCCCTTGCGGATCAGGTTGGCGATTAGGCGACAGATTTCGTTGGCATCCATATCGCCCATGTTGCCGGGCACGAGAGCGCGGTGCACGCATTGGCCTATGTCGTGGCGGCCCATACAGCCAACGCATCGTGCCGCGGCACGTCGCGGCACGTAAACCGATCAGACAATGCGGCCTTGCCGTGTTATCGCTTGATCTGCATAAGTTCTACCTCTATCCCTGCCTGTTCCAATGCGCTGTCCGAGATCGTGAATCAACTGCATTCGAGCGATGCACGGCACTTTGCGCGCGAATTGCTCGATCAGTCGATCGATCGGATTCTCACTGACCCGCCGTACTCATCAGGTGGTCTGCATGCGGGCACGCGTGCACAGTCCCCGATGCAAAAATACATCGGCAGTGATACCAAGACGGTGTATGAGGATGTTAAGTGCGACAACATGGACCAGCGCGCGTGGGCGTTTTGATGTCAGGCATGGCTGGCTGAGAGTCGCCGGGCACTGAAGCCAGGGGGGGCTGCTCGTTTGCTTTATCGACTGGCGACAATTGCCCCTGCTCACGGACGTGATGCAGGCCACCGGGTGGGTGCAACGTGGCATCGCCGTATGCGACAAGACGCCATCGCGCGCACGTCGCAGGCGCGGTGGCTTCAAGCAACAAACCGAACTTATCGTGTGGGCGAGCAAAGGGGTGATCCGTCAGCGCGATGTATATACGCCGGGTGTGCGTCCCTGTGCGCTCGGCCTGCCGAAGCGGCACCTGACCGAAAATCCGCTTGAACTCGCGCGCCAAATTGTGCGGTTGGCCCCTGCGGATGGCGTCGTGTGTGACCTATTCGCCGGCAGTGGCATATTTTTGGTGGCGGCGAAGGAAGCGGGATTAAACTAAATGGGCTGCGGAACCCATGCCCGGTACCGAGACGTGGCGATGCAACGGCTGACGGAGTCAAGCGCAGACGCGCTTCAGTGACGCCTTATTGAAGCGCGCGTTGTCTTAGCAGCTAGGGCGCTTCGTATGCGCGCGGCTGCCGCGGGTCAAATTACTGTATCTGTATCGGATAATCGCGGAACAAATCATAATTCTGAGCGCTCAGCATCGCATTGCGCGTAGCCTCGTCAAACCGGTTACGCTCAAAAAAGGCCTTGATTTCGGTTCTCGCATCCTCCCATTGCTGCTGATTTGATCTCAGCCCAATGATGTGTATACGGTGGATTACTTTCACGATGTCGGGTCCATTGCTGCCATCGAGCAAGCGCATTGCGCGCTGCCAGACCTGTTTTGACAGTGCGTCGTTCAACTGCGGTGTTTCTTCAAGCAGCCCGAGTGTCGCTAATGCGCGCTGCGCAGGCGGCACGCGCTGCAGGGCGGGTTCGAGCAGCGAAAGCTCATACGCATGCTGATTAGATGGTATCACCCGTACTAAAGCGCCCGGCAGGTAGCGTAACGCGCTGCCTAGTTGATGATCCGGCAGTGACAGCGTCAAATGCCGCAAATGAGCGAAGTACACTGGCCTTTGTGCCTCTGGCAGCATCGATACTCGATTGGCTAGTGCGCCGATCGGCGCGCCCCGATGCGACGCTGGCAGGCGTTGCATCCATTGGAACAGTGTTTCGTACAATTCAAGGATCGTCGCGTTCGCAAGATCATAACGATAAGAAAAATAGTCGAATGACGAGCCAGATAATGAGAATGCGGCTAGCACTTTGGCTAATACCGTTATCAGTTCCGCCTGTTCAGACGTGTTTAACGCAGGGAGCCGGCTTAGAAAAGCCCGATATCTGCTTTCAATCTGCGATGCGTCAAGCCACACTGGTGGTATACGACCGTAGAATGGTAGCATCGATGCGATGGCGCCCCAGGTGCTACCTTGTTCGGGGGAGCGTCGTTCGGCGTCTGCATACACGAACTTATACAGAGTGTGTTGGTACTGGAGTGGAGTCCCAAGTATGCTCTGAATCATGTCTTTTTGTACCTGCAAGCCTTGCTTTGGCAAGCGGCCCGCGGCTTGAAAAATCGCTTTGAATACCTCGGGCTTCACTTCGTACTGAATTTTTGCCCGCTGCCATAGCGTCTGAAGCAGCTCAGCGCGCACGGGTTCGGCGCGAATACGCTCAATTTCGGTCAACAACTGTTGTACCGCCGCTCGATTGTGTATCTCCGTCCCCGTGCGATCCAACGGGGCGATATGGGAAATGCGTTTGTGACAAAGCCAGCCTAGTCGCCTTTCTTGCAGTGCGTGATAGGTCTGGCTGTTCACCGTTGCCAGATTGCCGATGTCGTGGGCCGGCATCTGGTCGGCCACTTGTTGGAGAATTTCAGCTGGCAGGTCGTGGAATGTCGTGGGCCGGCTGGTCAACGTGTTAACCAAGGCACTGCTTGGCGGTGACGCGGCGGGTTGCGGGCACGTTTCCAGCACGCAGATGTAGGCCTGCTGATGGTTTAAAGCAGCATTTAGATCGAAGCCCATTTACAAGTTCAGCAAGAGGTTAAACACACGCAGCGCAAAGCGATGCTGCGTCGTAAGATAACTGACAACGGGTGGATGAATATAATCATGAGCCGCAATCGCTAGATTTTAGACGGATAACGCGTTGTCGATTTTAGGGCCTTAGGCCAAGCCATGACGGCGTACAGCCGTTGGCGTGCCGAGCAGGAATAACGGGTTGGCCAGCTAGGGGGCATGGCATGCAAAAGCAGCCAGTTATCGACATATAGGGGCCAGCAGTCGCTCACATATATGAGCTAGCAGCCGCTCGCAAATCAACCTTTGATCGGCGCCGGTCAAGCCAAGCAGCCCACGCGCTGGGTATCGGTAGTACGGTCCGCGCGGTGCGACCCGCTCGCGCTCACCGAACTGATACACGCGGGCAACGCGCGAGACACGGCCAACGAATCCGAGGGTCGATTCGTATTCGCTCACCTCGATGCGCATCAGCCGCGCGGTGCGCAGCTTCGCGAATACCGTCCACTTGATTCGTCCGCGCTTGTTACGTAGCCGCTTAGGGCCAGCGCGCGCCTTGCGCGGCGCGTACGCGGTGCCATCGGGATTGCGCTGTGCAGCGATACGGGCCTTTTGAGCCTGCCGCAGCGCCCACGCCGTGCAGTGCAGCGCGGCGTGCGGCCGGTGATAGTCGTGCAAGCAGCGCGCCGGCCCAGTGTTCAAGTGCACTGAGCTCGTTCACGGCTGTACGACCCACAGCATCACTGCCTCGGTCGGCGTGTCGTCGACGTGCTCGATTACGCGCTGGCCCATTGCATCGGTGCGCACTACCACGCTTTCCGTCAGCTTCAGTTTGATCGCGATGTCGGCCGCTTCGTGTTTGCGCAAATCGGCTTCGAACGCTATGCCATTTTCCCTAGCTTCGGCATCGGTGACTCAATCGGGCTGGATCGCACGAACCCATTCAATGATCGCTACCATGATCGCGTCCGCGTCGCCTGCATAGTCCAGGATCAGCACGTTAAGCATGTATCGATACTCAAACGATGGGGAGCGCGTGCCGGTAGCCACCAGCGTGCCCTGGTCGATGAATACGCTCAACGTATCGGGTGCCGACTGCAGGGCCGGCAGTATGGCAGCGCGGCCACGAGCGCCGCCCGTAAGCTCGCGGGCTTATTCATCGCGGTGGGCGTTTTGACATTCGACGATCATGTCGATTTGTGCCGCGCACGCGGCCCAGGCAGCACGGGCAGCCGTGAGCGACTCGGCCAGTTCACCATTCGTGCGCGGCGCCATCGCCGGCATCGTGCACGGCCACACGCGCGCACATTCGTGCCACATAATCGGCGGCGCCGGTAAGGGCGGCACTGGCGTGCACGCGCACCACATCGTCAGGCAGGGCAGTAGCGGCCCAATGGCGAACAGCTTGGTTCTCATCGATCAGCCTCCGAAAGGCCTCTTGGTAAGCTGCGAGCGTTGAGTCGATTGCCGTGCGCATGCGCGCCAGCTGTGCATGCTGCGCGTCCTTCTCGCGCGCATCGCGCAGCAGTTGCTCGATGGTGGCGTCACGCTCGACGCTTGCCTGTACGGCACGCCGTTCAGCGGTGCGCGCCCCCTCCAATTGCGCAAGCAGTGTGCGGATGACGTGCCACTCGGTGACAATCATCAGCAGTGCGGCGGTGGCCAACGTCCACCCAAAAAGCTTCCCTCTCATGCGGTCTCCGTCATTCGGCCCCCGTCAGGCGGCGAGCGCGGTGGCCTGCGCGTACTTGCGATACGCCTGAGCAAGCTTTGCGTCGTACAGGTTCCGGGCGTAGCCGGGGCCGTTGTAGAGGCGGGCAAACTGCGTCCATTGACGCTCGCGCAACGCGGCCAGCAGCCGGCGGTCCGCTGCCACGAACCGCACGAACGCGTCCAGCTGCTCAGCTTCGTTCGCTTCCATGCAGCCGACGAAGTCGTCAACGCTCGCATAGCCGAGCCGCGCCCAATGCTGACCCAGAACCTGAAACGCGCCCCAACTGGCCGACTCGTGCGCGGCGAGCGAGTCGATCTGAGTGGCGATCGTCAGCCGCGTGTACTCCGCCGCACCGCCGTGGTAGCCGCCGCACGTCGGCGCGACGATGTTCGGGTATTGCGCCGCGAGCGGCGCCGGATCGATATGCCGCACTGTCAGCCGCTGCCAAAACACGTGTCGCTCAAACAGGATCGTGGGCCGACCGTTGCGCAAGAAACCGACGCCGCGCGATTCGACGTCTTTGACCGCGCGAATGCACGCGATCGATACGCCGAGCATGTCGGCCGCGCGCGTCAGATCTGCATCGGTGCAATGCTTGACATCATGCTCGCCGTTGCTCAACGCGATCAGCGTTTGAGGTCCGGCGATGCCGTCGACGACAAGCCCAGTGTGAATTTGCAGCGCGGTGACGGCGGCTTCGGTGGCCGCGTCGTACCGATGCGTGACTTGCGGCCGGTATCCGGCGCGAATCAGTCGCCGCTGCAGGCGCCCGACTTCATAGCCATGATCACCTAAACGCAACGGATTCATCGTGCGGGCGCGCTTGCATCCAGCAGCCGTGCGACGTTGCCATGCGCAGCCCACATCCAGGCCGCCAGGAAGACTGCGGTGACGGCCTCGGATAACCCAGCCGGTCGATCGTATAGCACTCGATCAATAATCGCGCTGCCCAATGCGGCAGCCAGTGCCCACGCAAGCCATGCGATGCCCGCGCGATGACGCGCGCCACCGCGGCGATACGCGAGCACGCACAGCAGCGATGCGCAGTGCGCGGCAAGCGTCATGCAGAATAAGAACGATGGCATTTCAGCGTGCCTTTCGCAGAAAAGCAAGGAAGTCGGCCGAGCGGATGCGCTCGATAAGCTGCAGCGTGATGACGATTACCAGCGCCGCGGCAAAGAATGCGGCGACACCGGTGGAGCGAATCGCCGTCGCGTGCACGATCTCCGGCGCTGCCAAGTAACCCATCACAAGCGAGATCAGCAGGTACGCAACGCGCTTCAGTAAACCGATGTCTTGCGACGACACGACGACAAGCGCCGCGCCGGTAAACGCGCCAATCAGGGCATTGCCGTCGATGCCAGGCATCACGCTGGCTAGGCCAAGGGCGATCGAAAGCACCGCCGCGGTGGTCAGGTTCGGTTCAGTCATATCGGGTGGCCCCCAGGTCAATCAAATAGTTGCACCAGCGGCCTGGTGCTGAAAATCGCGGCGGGCTCGGGCAGCTCAACAACGGTGCCCATCGGCAATACGACGCCGAGATCGGCCAAGCCAGGATTGGCTTGCAGCGCGGCTTCAACGGTGCCGTCGGTGCGGCCATAATGGCGCCAACACAGCGCATCGAGCGTGTCGCCTTGTCGTGAAATGATTTTCATCGGATTCGCTTGAATGTTGACCGTGCCATGCCGCTGTTCTCGTTGACTGTTTAGCGCACAGTGCATCGTGCTTCGCTATGCGTTTTAACCCGGTCGCTGGCGCGTTGTGTATCGGGTTGGGAGAAAAGTTGCGATGTGGGCAAAGACTGACACAGCGCTGCACCCATGAGCGATGGCGGGTTTGGAATGAATTGTGGTTTGGGTGGGTGGCAAGCCGTACATATGTGTAAGGTTCCTATGCGCGCCTTCGTGCGCCTATCGTTTTTCTCCTCCACGCGGTTTATTTTTTACGTGATCCAATATTGCTAGAGCCCCTAGCTGGTCGTGGACTCTGGCCATGGACGTTTCTTTCACGGCGAGGCGAAACCACGTCGACTGGTTCGCGTCCTGTTTCGAGGTGTTCATCAGCCTCTCGCCCCGCGGCATAAAAAATGGTTAAAAACGTGATGGAAATGGTCACGGTTTGCACTGTCCTGCTCAATCGTTGACATCGGTGTACGCGCCAGACACGCAGCGCTGTGTTGCGTGCGCTCGTGTAAGTGGCTTCGTCGATTGGCCCAGGGGTAGCACCTGCGGCATGGCTTCGTGCGGGGCACGTAGCACGGGCCGGGCATGCCACGTGCCGATAGGGGTCCAGTTCGACCATCCTCTCGCTGGATGCGGGCGCCAGTAGTTCGTTGCCGTCTTTGCCGATTTGCGGGCGTCAGCAGCTCGTTGCCGTCTTTGCCGATCTGCGGGCGTCAGCAGCTCGTTGCCGCTTTTGCCGGTCTTCGGGCGCCCGCAGCTCGCTACTGCCTTTGCTGATCTGCGAGCGCCCGCAGCTCGTTGCCGTCTTTACCGGTCTACGGGCGCCCGCAGCTCGTTGCTGCCTTTGCCAATCTGCGTGCGTCAGCGGCTCATTGCCGCCTTTATCTATCACCGCAAGCCACCAGCGCTTGTGCCCGTCGGTGTCGCGCTGACAGAAGAACTGTCCCATTGTCTGGGTGAACACTTCCGAGATGCGCAGCCCGCCTAAATAGAGCGGGGCAACAAGCCACCGTGCGCGCCAGTCGTGCGTGCCCTCGCGCTGTGTTTCATGCGGCAGGCGGTCGATAGAGACCTGGACCTGCTGCACAGGCCGCGCTCCAGAAAGCGCGTGATGCGTGGCGCGGCGCGTCGGGCACGCTGGCGAGATAGCGGCAGCGGGTTGCCGGCCAGATAGCTGGGCGTTGACCAGCCAGCTAAACAGCGCATTAAGGATGACCATCGCCTGGCGCTGGCTAGCGGCGGCCAGCGGCCCATGGAAGGGTCGTTAGCGCAGAGGGTTGTCAGCGCAGATCGTGCTGTGGAAACTTACGCCCGGTCGTAGCCCAACGGATGCGCGGTTATGACTGTAAATTCAACTAACCGACGCTCAACACCATATTTGCTTCACGTACGGGTTCATTTCACGTACGGGCTGGCGCTTTCTGGGAAGATCAGGCGGTAGTTTCTTAAGTCTTCCTGAAATACATTGCTCTGTTCGAGTTGCTGTCTCAGCGCTTGTCGGGGCTGCGCATAGTCAAATCGCGAGGTCCAGTCTTGAATACGGGCCATCGACTGGATAAAGGCTGCGGCGTCTTTCTGATTCGATAACCGTTTCAGCGGAAGCAAGTAGTCCTCGCGATACACGGTTGGGACAATGATCCGACACAGATTGGCCTCGGAGAGGACACTATTCATCGCGAGGCGCGCCTGTGCCTCATTCTCGCTTGAGAAAAGGATGTCCGCGGTGCTGTTGTCCGAATTGTGTACCATGCTTTACCCGATATCGGCCTACTTGTCCGAAATATGCTGAAATTATAAGAAATATTGTCCGAAATATAAACGATACAATTCGCGCTGATAGACGAACTGGTCCTCATATGTGAACGACGACCGCGGCTTGTCCAGTCAAAAGATTGGCTCCAACTGACGCTTAGCCTCTTTGCAGTAGGTCTCAACGGAGTGTTCGCGCCGGCCATACGCGCGATGGGGGCCAAGGGGCGTCATGAAACGCATGAAGCGGAACCCGTCTGCGATCGCGCGATGGCCGAGACGGAAGCCGCCAGGCAAGCTGCCGCTTCCACCGAGGTCCAGCTCGAGACACTGCGCGCGCAGCTCGCCGAATGCCAAGATTCCCTGGCCGTCGAACGGTAAGCCCATGCCGCGACCGAAGCGCGCCTGCAGGAAGTGCGTCGCCAGTTGGACGAGGCGGCCAGCCGGCTGGCCTAGCCAATAAGTGGCCGCATCGATGTAAACGATACGATTCGCGCTGCGTGAGCACGGTCGTGCCAGGTGTGATCGCGTTCGCAGGCACCACCAATTTATCGTGTCGGTCCAACAACTAGACTACGCTTGAGCTAGGGGCTGATCGCGTTGATCGAGCCGGTGTATCCGAAAGCACGAGCGAAAGGCGAGCGACCGGTGATGCCGTTGGTAACGATGCTGCGGATTGACTTCATGCAGCAGTGGTTTGCGCTGAGCGATCCCGCGATGGAAGGTGCGTTGTACGACAGTGAATCGATGCGGCGCTTCGCGGGTTTGGCACTGAATGGAGACGCCATGCCTTCGAACACAGCGATGTTGCGGTTTCGCCATTTGCTGGAGTGGCACCAATTGGCGTAGGCGATGCGGACCGAGGTCAACGCGATGCTTGGCGAACGCGCACTGCTGCTGCGCGAAGGCACGAGTGTGGACGCGACGCTGATTCATGCCTCAATCTCGACGAAAAACACGCAGGGCAAACGCGATCCCAAGATGAGCCAGATCCAAAAAAATCAAATCAATGGTACTTTGGCATGAAGGCGCACATCAGTGTGGATGCTGAATCGGGCCTGGTGCATCGCGTCGTGACGACGACGGCTAAGGTCAACGACAAGCGCTGTTTCGATGAGTTGCTGCACGGCGACGAAACGAGTGTGTGGGCCGATCGCGACTACAACTACCCAGATATCCGCAGGCGCTGCGCCGAGCAAGGCATATCGGCGGGCATCGCGCGACGCAAGCGGCCGGGCGAGCCGCGCTGGCGAATTGAGCGCGAGATCAAACACGTGATTGCCAAGGCTCGCTCGCGGGTGGAACATGCGTTTCGCATCCTCAAACAGCCATTCAGCTATGTGAAGACAAGGTATCGAGGCTTGGCAAAGAACACGGCCCAAATCGTCACGCTGTTTGCGCTAGGCAAGCTGTACCTGGCGCGGCGCCGGCTCACGAGCTAACGCCAAAACGGTGGGCAGACCGGCGTTCGACCGCTTTGATTGCACCCGATTGAATGCTTCGCTCCCGCTTGTGCGGTAGCTTGCAGTCCGGCAAATCGCACTTTCAACGCCGCGTTCGATGCTTCGCTTTGGAAAACACTGTTGTGAAGCGCCTCCTTAGCAGGCCTTGTATCATCTTAGTTTTGCGAGTTGCATTAGGCTTCGATTTAATGCCGGTCTTACTGGTGGGATCTCAGCCGTGACGCCAAGCTGGAAAGGATTGGATGGTTCTCCCCTTCCAGGTTGACCGCCCAGTGTAGTTAAAATAAAGTCAACTTCGGTGCCTCGCGTCCTTCTTCCGCTAGCTTAACGAGTTGAACGCTCGTCGGCGCGCATTCCCATAGCTTACGTTAGGCGTGCGATGCGCGCTCCAACACTTCATCAACCCATTGATTAATGCTTTTGCCCGCGGCCGCGGCGGCCACGCCAACCGCCGCATGCACTTCGGGACGAATTCGTAGCATCAACTTACCCGATGCCGGCTTTTGTGGATCACGACCCGCCTTCGCACAATCCTCGAGATAATGATCAATGGCCTCATGAAAAGCAGCGGTTAACTCGTTAACTGCCTCGCCGTGGAAGCTGATGCGGTCTGCGACGCCCAGTACACGTCCCACGAAGATTTCGTCGCGCGGGTCAAACTCGACCCGCGCTAAATATCCTTTGTAAGCCATTGCGTTCATCATGGTTTGACTCCCAATTGCGTTAACCATTGTCGCAGCTCTTCCACCTGATATTTTTTCGCTTCCTTGCCTGGATGCGGCCGATGCAGGTATTGACGGCTGCCGTTCAATTCAAATGCCACCCGCGAGCCAGCACCTTCTCTGACTTCCCCACCCAGCGCAATGACCAGCGATTGGATGTCAACAAATACGATACTGCCAGGCGTTGGCTTTTGGAATATCGCTTCCAGCGTCTTGACGTGCTTGGCCTTCATCGAGATATGATAGCAGAAATTGATAGCATGTGAAATGGCTTGATGGCATCGAAAGCACTGTGTGTAAAACGGCCACTGAGCTGCGCGGTGTGTCAGGCGCTGTGCGTAGCGTTAGCCATGAAACTTATTAGGGGCGGTGTGGGTCTGTCATAGCACTTTGGCTGTCGCGGTCGTGGGGGAGCCACGGCAAGCTGGCGCGGGAGAAAAAGTAGCCTCCGACCGAACCGGGTGCGCTTCCGGCCCGTAGCCGACTCGAGCGCTACAGGAGTGCTACTCGAATGCCGGCGAACCGGCGCAGCCATTATGTCTGAATATTTTTTCGTTACGCCTGGATATTTTCTGGATTAGTAAGCTTGGCGATTAAAAGTCCGCAGGCAGCTCGCAGTTACGTTACCAAAATTTAGACAAGCGTATAATAATTAGCGAACATGTATCATGGTGTAGCTAAAGTGCACCTTGCAAAGATTGGAACGGCGTTAATCGGACTTGAATAGAGTGGGTTTTGCAATACGTGAGTTATGCAAAGCGTTGATCTATAAAGATGGACCGGCCGTCGGGGGAACTCCGAAGGCAGGGGTTGCTGGTTCGATCCCAGCCGGGCGCCAAGCGGGATAAGGCTTTCAGCGGTTTCGCTACTTCATCGATTGCTCCCACTACAGTAAAATTACAGGTAACCGGTGACGGCCAGCGGTGTTTCGGTTGCCGCTGACGAGGGTTTCCTGCGGTAACCCGATGATTGGCGCCGTTGGTAGGTGCGGCCGTTCCCACTGCGTCAGGTGCTACCCTACGGATCGCATCGAGCACGCGAGCAGCCGTATCCAGGTCCTGCTCAAGCAGGAACCGCGGTACAGTCATACCGGTTCCGCCCACGCGGCGCGCATATCCAGCCTCCATCTGGCTTGTCTGGCAACTGCGTGCTCTGCGCGACGTACGTATTTGCCCTACTCCAGCAAAAAAATGACATAACCTTATAATTGTATTTTCATAGAGTACTGGCTCGCTAGCATATTAAATGTGCACCCATTTGAATGGGTGCACTGTACTCCAATACGGCTGGCTGAGCGATGCGTTTGCCACTTTTGTGTAGCTCAAAATCAAAAGCAGCGAGCAGGCGCGTCATTTTGGATCGCGTATATCCGCGCTATCGGACACTGTCACCTTGGGCATAATGAAAGCCCTAATCAGACAATAAATCCCCGCCAACCCCACCAGTACGTAAATAATACGGGTCATCATCGATCCGGCGCCGAGTATCGCCGCGACAAGATCAAACTGAAACAGCCCGACCAGCCCCCAGTTCAGAGCGCCAATGATGACAAGCACGCCGGCAATCCAGTCGAGTAGGTTGGAACGTGCGCCACAAGTGGTCACGATAGTCATAGCGATCTCCTAAAGAAAAGGCAATGAAAGGGGATGCACCTTCTATCGAGCAACGAGCGTGCCTGCACGAACTCCTATGCTGTCGCGTCGGTTTCTTGGCGGCCTTGCGGTTCTGGTGGCGTGTCAGTCGATGTGGTGCCATAGCGATATCTACGCTGGGTGAGTGCAGTGGTCTCTTTTAAGCATCGAGCAAATCAATGTCTATGACCGACCGTGCCAGATCAGCGACAAGCGCTTTCAGCAGTCTAACAAAACGACGTTGATGCGCCGCGAACTTATCTGCTGTATAGCAAGCGGGGTTTGCCTCAAAGTCGATCCGTAGTGTATTGGCGCTTGAAAAGGTCACAACGATCATCCAATCGTTGATCGGTCCGTTTGAAAAATTGTGATTTGTCGCCGTGTATGGGCCAAAAGACAGTTTGCTGTCAAATGGCATCACATTGACCGTCGATTTGAACGGGGATTGACCGGGCATCAGTTCAAGATTGCGCCGTAACACTTCACTGGGGTAGCGCTGCCTCAGCACAATGCGCTATACACGTGCTTGACGCGTTGTCCGAGCAGGTAGCAGCTGAATCCGTCCATCACAATAGGATGACTGCGCTGAAATTCTGCACCGCATTGACCACGCTGGTGAGTCGACAGTCTGACGAAGACTCGTATCGCTTTCGACAAAATGCAGTCGCGGATGTCCGCTTCGTCGATGAAAACAGGTGGTCCCAATAAGCACTGGTCGGAATTTTGATGCTAATCGCCCCGTTCAGGCTTTTAGTTTTTCATAATTTGCGCCATACCGCGCGCTGCGCGTGCAGTGTCGTTTGGCCGAACAACCACGGACCCAACAAAAAGACGCCTTGCCTCACGGCGCTGACCCGTGCCATGGCGCAAAAATCAGAAACCTTGATGCCCTTGAGCGACGAAGTGGCCACCTGTTAAACAATCCGAAAGCAGCAAACGAAGTCCACTAAAACAGTGTCGCTACGTCCCCACGTCAGATCGAAATAAGGTCTAACAGCTGGATACGGGCCCATTCGCTCAGTCGGTTGCGCTCGATAAATACTAAAATTTCGGCTTTTGCCTCTTCCCATTGCTGTTCAGACAGGTGGGGGGCTACCCGGGCGCCGGCTTCATCTAGTACGTGCAGCACTTCTACTTCATAGGCACCGTCGAGCAGACGCAGCGCGCGTTGCCATATCTGCGTTGACAGCGCGGTATTGAACGGCACCATACTGAGCAATCCGAGTGCCACCTGTGTGCGCTGCGCGGGCAGCATACGCTGAAGGAGAGGTTCGAGCTGCGATAGTTCATACGCGTGGTGAGCCGGCGGCAGCAGTGCCAACGCGTGCGGCAAATAGCGTAGCACGCGACCCAACTGGTGGTCTGGCAGTGACAGCGTCCAGCGCCACAGGTTGGCATAGTAACCAGGCCTTTGCTCGCCTGGCACCAGCCATATTTCGTTGGCCAACGCGGTAATCGGCTCGCTGCGGTGCGACGCTGGTAGACGCTCCACCCATTGAAGCAATATCTCCCAATACTCAACATGTGTCCCGTTCACGTCATTGCCGTAGCGGCGCATGCTAGGCAGCAGCCTCGCCAATTCCACAATCACGTCAGCCTGATCGTCGACGTCTAATACGGGAAGCCGGCCCAGAAAATCCCGGTACGCGCGCAAAAATCGCGGCGGATCGCCCCGCAAACTTTTGAGCAGTGATGCAACGGCAGGCCAAAGGCTGCCTTGCTCGACACCCCAGCGCTGCGCGGCAGCATACGCAAAATCGTACAAAGCGCATTGCTGCTCGGGCGAGAAATCGCACAAAGATTCGAACATGTATTTTTGTATCTGTGCACCTCGCTCCGGCACACGGCCTGCAGCCTCATAAACTTGTTGAAACGCCGTTGGCTGTTGTTCTTTCGGTAAATCCAGTATCCATGGCCACAGCATGCTGAGCGGTTCGGCGCGCAGCACCGGCTCGGCGCGAATACGCTCGATTTCACCGAGCAATTGTTGTATCGACGTCAAATCCCGCGCAAGATGAACTCGTTTGCAGCAGAGCCAACTGAGCCGCCTTTCTTGCAGCGCGTGATAGGTCCGCCTATCCGTGCTCGAAAAGTGGCCCATGTCGCAAAGCGGCATGTGTTCGGCCACCTGCTGAAGGATTTCAGGCGGCAGATCATAGTACGTCGTCGGGCAGCGCGTCTGGTTCGACGCCAAGCTGTTTGCCGGGCGATCTGTTGCGTCAGTCAGTGAGTCTGTCGTCAAACGTTGCCGCACACGCGGGCTTCTCAGGACCGCCAATCGCGAAGCGTCGGGCGGGGCGCCGGCTGCAGAGCGGCCCGCTTGCTGGCTCTGCATAGCATACAGGGCTACCTGAGGACTGTCGGAAGCGGGGGGCAAATTAAAGTCCATTGACAAGCCTATTCGGTTGTAGATTTTGACCAGCGCGGACGCGATGATCAGCTCCGGCACTCACGGGCATAGTCCTCGTTATCCTGCGCTCCAGTGCCCGAGTGTCCCTCCCGGTATTCATAACCTCGGTGGCGCAAGGCTTGAAGTCATCGCACATGCGATCTGCAAACTAAACGAAAACTTACGGTGTAGTACAGCGGTGAATCGTGACCGCAAAATTTTTGGCGGATAACGCATTGTTGGTGCACCGCCCACGCTCGGGCAGCATACCAAAGCAGTACTATCGTCGATATGCGGGTTCGATGTCACCGACATAGCACGGCTAAGGCGGGTGGGCGTAATTGGATACAACGCAGACCACGTGCGACGGCATTGGCCGAGAATAGATCCCGTAAGAAAACATCCACAACTCGAACTTCGACGTGGAAGCTTCCGACTGCATCGCCGATCTGATGGACGGATGGTTCGCGCTCTAAGTCACCGAAGACCCGGCCAACAACAGCTTCATGTTCGAGCACTGGCTGCTCGCGCAGTGCTACATCGCATTCACGTGACCTGGTGGTGCAGCCCGGCCTTGGAGCAATGCCGCTGCGTGCAATGTGTCATGGTGTTTTCTTGACGAAGATTAAAGTGTGCCACCCGCGTTTGCCGCACACTGCCATTTTGGGCGCGCTGCCGCCATCGTCAAGAGGTTCAACCGTGCTTGTGCAAAATGTC